ATTCGCTAATTTTTTATTCGGTCGCGTATTGGAGAGTTACATCTTTATACGCCGATGATGGCAGACCGTCCGGCTTTGAGTGGGTAGCTAATAACAGAGTTACATATACGACTAATCAATATGGCACAGAGATTAAGGATTATTTTGTAGACGGCAATTTAGTACCGATGAGCGGTATTGGATCGCTGGTTACTTTCCAATCTTTAATACCTGGTGTATTACAAACGGCAAGCACTACTATCCGTGCAGCTTACGATATACAAAGAGCTGCCGCTGTAAGTGCGGCTACACCTATGGCTACAACAGTATTAAAAAATAACGGTGCCGATCTACCGGAGACTCAGATCCAAGGAATTTTAGCCGGGTGGAAAGCCGCTCGCCAAAATCGTAGTACCGCATATTTAACCTCGACTCTCAGCGTAGAAAATATTGGCTTTAGCCCTAAAGATATGATGTACAACGAAGCATCACAGTATTTAGCTACAGAGATCGCTCGCGCTATGAACGTACCGGCGTATTACATTTCTGCCGATATGAATAACAGTATGACGTATCAAAATATCATTGACGGCCGGCGTGAGTTCGTCTCGTACTCGCTGCAACCGTATATCTCAGCAATCGAGGATCGTCTATCGATGAACGATATAACTAATTCATCTAATCAAGTGCGTTTTGCGATAGACGACTCATTTTTAAGAGTGGATGCTAAAGAGCGTTTAGAAATAATCGAAAAGATGCTCACTCTTAATTTAATTGACGTAGAGCAAGCTCGACAAATGGAACAACTAACACCCCTAGGAGATGCAAGTGCTACTAACATTTAATCAAGAAATCCAAGCGGCAGACACAGAGCGCCGAGTAATTTCCGGACTCGTTGCACCATATAACGAGATCGGCAATACATCGGCCGGGCCCGTTATGTTTGAGCGCGGATCTATTACTTATGCTGAGGCATCTAAAATAAAATTACTTATGCAACACCAACAGGATAAGCCGGTAGGTCGCGCCATTTCATTTAGTGAGGGAACATCTCCGGAGGGTATTTACGGATCCTTTAAGTTATCTAGCAGCACTCGAGGACAAGATGCTCTAGTACTAGCTCAGGAAAATCTCGTAAGTGGCTTATCCGTAGGGGTCGATGTAACGGCCTCTAAGCCTATGGGGGATTACCTGTTAGTTACGGCGGCGGTCCTCAAAGAGGTATCGCTCGTCGAGAGTGCGGCCTTTTCTAGCGCCTCCGTTACTGATATTGCAGCGGCCCGAGCTGAGCTCATCGCTGCGACAAGCACGAAAGAAAAAACTACAACGATTAATACGACAATCGTAGAGATCGAAACCGAAACAGAAACCGAAAGCGAGGAAGCTGTGACTACAGCCCCAACAAATACACCGGAGGAGACTCCGGTAGATACACCGGTCGAGGCTGAAAAAGTCGAAGCCGCTCGTAAGATTATCCGTCCATCCGTACTCGACTCTCAGCAAGTCCGTACTCCGATCGTCTCTATGGCTACATATACAGAGCACAAGATCAAAGCTGCACTAGGTAGCGATGATTCACGCCTTTACGTAACCGCAGCCGATGATAGTTTTTCTACCAACCCTGCATTTAATCCAACTCAGTACCTATCAGAGTTTGTAACTAATACACGCTTTGGAACTCCGGCTATTGATGCCTGTTCGCAGGGCACCTTGCCAAATCAAGGCATGACAATAAACGTACCCTCACTCGTTACGAGTGCCGGTGGCGGAAGCGGTGTCGCACCTGTTGTAACGGTAGAGGCAGAAGCTGGTAACGTACAAAATACAGGTATGGTTACAGAGTATCTAACAGGTACAGTAAGCAAATATGCCGGTATGAATACGCTAAGCGTTGAATTGCTCGAAAGGTCGGATCCCAACTTTTATGCGGAGCTCACAAATCAGCTCCAAAATGCGTATCTAACAACTATTGATACCGCTGTACTTAACGCTCTAATAGCTGCAGGTACTAACGCCTCAGCTACTACAGCTGATAGCGATGGAGTTATTGCTTACAGCTCACAAGCTGCAAAACTCGTCTATCAAAATACAGGTTATTTTGCACAAAACTATATCGGTAACGGTGCACAATGGCAGCTATTAATGTCTGCAACAGATACCACTAAGAGACCTATATATAATGCGATTCAACCGATGAACGCGGCAGGACAAGTAGGTCCGGGCTCTATTCGCGGTAATGTACTAGGACTCGATCTATACGTAGATCGTAACTTTACAGAAACAACGGTAGACGATAACTCAGCCATTATTTTGGCTCCGGAGGCTTTCACCGTATACCGTGGACCTCAGGCCTATATGTCAGTAAACGTCGTATCGAACCTACAAGTACAGGTCGCTATCTACGGATTTATGGCAACTATCGCAAAAATGCCTTACGGTATTATCAAGTTTGCGAAAATCTAAATAAAAAACGAATAGTCGGTAGGGCTCTTAGCCCTTTGAGCCCTACCGGCCCTTTTTAATTAAGGAGACAAAAGTGCCGGCAACATACGTAACCGAGCAAGAGTTACGCGATAACCTCGGGATCCAAGATTTATATCCGGATAGCGTGGTCGAGGAGTGCTGCCAAACCGCTCAGGATTTATTAAATCAATTTCTTTGGTTTGACTCGGCACCGGTCGTAGGCACTACTTTACAAAATAATATAGCTACCGTAATGATCGCTAACCCTTTTATCTTTACCACGGGACAGAGCATTACCTTGAGTGGATGCGGCTCAACTTTTAACGGTACCTACACAATTACCGGTACGATCCCATGGAGCGCCGGGACAGCTACTCAAATTCCTAGCCTTATATGGAATCCGTACACATGGAATTGGCCCGCCGGATATAGCTTTGTGCAATATGCTAAGACAGCGGCGAACGAAAATTTTAGACGTGTACTACCTTATGGCCAAGCTATAGGCCCGGATACAAAAACTACGGCTTATGCATCTACTCCGGCTGTGCGCCAAGCTGCGATGATATTGGCCGTAGACATATGGCAAGCTCGCCAAGTCTCACAGACCGGCGGCGTATCTATTGACGGATTTAGCCCAAGCCCCTACCGCCTCGGTAATAGCATGATCGGGAAAATCCGAGGCCTTTTAGCCGGATACCAAAATCCTTTAAGCATGATCGGGTAGACGATGACAGCCCCGATTACAACTCTTAGAGCTAGCGTAGCTGCGGCGTTAAATAATCCAAACGTATGGAATACCTACAGCTTTCCTCCTCCAACTATTACCGCTAACTCGGTTATTGTGGTCCCGGCGGATCCGTACATCGTGCCAAGCAATAATGACTATATAGCTATTTCGCCTATGGCTAACCTGCGCGTGATCTGCAACGTGCCCATGTACGACAACCAAGGAAATTTACAAGGTATCGAGACTCTAGTGTGTGCCGTGTTTAAGAAACTAGCAGAGTCTACGATCGTTATGAATATCGGCAGCGTTAGCGCACCGTCGGTATTAAGTGTACAAAGCGGAGATTTATTAACGGCATCTATCGACATATCAATACTAACGAGCTGGGAGTAACTAATGGCATATACAGAGGATGATCTAAAGTTTTTGCGAAAGATCGGGCAGATCGTAGACGAACCTGCACCAATCAAAGTAGCAAAAGAAAAACCAACACCAACACCAACAACAACCGAAAGCGAGGAATAGGCCATGGCCATATTCTTAAGTAATGGAGTGGTCGTAACCCTTAACTCGGTCGATCTCTCAGATCACGTAACGAGCGCCACGATTAATAGGGTCTTTGAGGAGCTCGAAATTTCTGCGATGGGCGATACAGCTCGACGTTATACCAAGGGCCTCGAGACCTCAACGATCACGCTAGATTTTCTAAACGACACAGCTACCGGCGAGGTACTACAGACTCTACAAGCTGCGTGGGGTACTACTGTGCCTATCACTCTAAAGCAGACAAGCGCGGCTGTCTCAGCTACTAACCCGGAATATCAGACTACTATCTTGGTAAATAACACAACAGATATTAACGGCGCTGTCGGAGATATCTCAACTCAATCAATTACGTTTACCTGTAACTCAGCTATCGTAGTAGACACAACACCATAACAAACTAACAAAGGGGCAATCAAATGGCAAGACTTAAAATAACAAGGGTTACAGGCGAGGTTAGCGAACATCAAATCACGCCGCGTATTGAGTATGCCTTTGAACTTTTTGCAAAGATGGGGTTTCACAAAGCTTTTAGAGATTTAGAACGTCAAGGGGATCTCTATTGGTTAGCTCACGAGTGCCTACGCACTAGTGGCGAAACAGTAAAACCTTTTGGAGCAGATTTTCTCGATACGTTATCTAAAGTCGAGGTCTTAGACGATGAACCTTTAAGCTAGGGCGAGACTCACTAACATATTTGACGGCTCAGCTATCAATACGGTTAGGGGTCTCGCCTCAAGCGATACTCGATCTCGATGTAGAGATGTTTAGGATGTTAATTAAAGTGCTTAACGATGAAGCTAAGGAGGCCGACAATGCCCGTAAGTCTAGGCGGCGTTAAAGAGACTATAAAGTCCTTGCGTAAATTCGATCCCGAGCTACTTAAAGAAATGAATAAAGAGATTCGGGCCGTGATGGTGCCACTACGAGATAAAGCTCGAGGCTATGCACCGTCTCCGGTCCCGGGTAATCTTTACGGTTGGAACGAAAACACCGTAGGCAAGAAAATTACAGCTCGTAACTCAGCCTTTAGAACCTTTAACACCGAGGGCCGTCTCCGCCTCTTTCCGTTATACGATCACGCCGAGGTAGTCAAAGGGATATATTACTCGCAAGCTCCGAGCAAACGTAATAAAAACGGTTGGCGAGCTCTTTACTTTGTAGGCAATAGATCAGCTGCCGGCTCAATTTACGAAACAGCCGGGCGAGCAAACGAGCCATCTAATAAAGGCTACCGATCTAATAACCCTAGAGCCGGTGAGCATTTTGTTAGTCGTATGGGACCGCTCTACGGAGACAAGCAATCCGAGCGCGGCCGCATGATCTTTAGAGCGTGGAAAGAGGACGAGGGTAAAGCCGAAATAGCCGTAGTGACAGCTATAAGCAATACAATTAACGCCTTTAATCAAGGCCGATACGGGCTAGGTGCGTAATGGCTAATCTCCCGAGTTTATTAATTAATGCTGTAACTACCTTTGACGGCAAGGCCTTATCTAAAGGTCAAACACAAATAGCTAAATTTCAACGGCAGCTAAAATCTTTAGCTAGTACTTTCGGCGTTGCTTTCGGTGGAGCTGCTCTCGTTGCTTATTCTAAAAAATCTATCCTTGCTTATGGCGAGCAGATCCAAGAGGTAAAGCGCCTTAATGCAGCGGTTAGTAACCTTGGCCTAGCTTTTGCTAGCGATGACATTAATAAATATATAGACAGCGTAGAGGCTGCTACCGGTGTAAACCGTGACCTTTTGCAGCCGTCTTTTATAGCTCTTTTACAAGCTACCGGGTCCCTATCTAAATCTCAAGAGATACTAAACGTTAGCCTTAACGCCGCAGCCGGCTTAGGCGAAAGCGTATCGACAGTATCGGAAAAACTTACGCAAGCCTATCTAGGTAATACCCGGGGACTACGTACTCTTAATTTAGGCCTAAGTAAAACTGAGCTACAGACCGTTAGCTTTGAGAAAGCTATGTCTATTTTACAAGCTCGCTTTAAGGGTCAAGCCGCTCTCGAGGCTCAAAGCTATACGTCTCAAATGGCCAAGCTCGGTATCAAAGCCGATGAAGCTAGCGAGATTATCGGTAAAGGTCTAGTCGATGCCCTTAAAATTCTAGGCGGTAATAACGATATTAAAGAATTAACCGATGATATAGATCGGGCAGCTACAAGCACAGCTAAGTTAATTGTAGAGATGGCTAAATTAGGCCAAGCCATTAAAACATCTTTTGACTTACCGGCTAATTTATTAACCGAATTTATCCGGAAAACGCAACCTCTTGTAGACCTTATCGTAGAGGGTGATCCATCCGGGTTTATGAAAAAGCCAAGAGCTAGTGCTCGTAGATTTTTCACGGGTGGGAGTACCGGCCTTACAGCCAATGATAGAGCAGCGGCAAGAGCCGAGGCCGAAGCCCTAAAACGTCAAAGGGAATTAATCGCTCTACAGAAAAAAGCGGCAATAACTGAAAAAAATAAACTTTCATTATCTAAAGCTGCCGCTGTGTTTGACTCTACCCGGATCTCACTAGCTGCGGCTTTACAGGCTACCTATGACAAAGAGACCCGGCTACGCCTTGAGGCGCTACAAGCTATCGAGGAGGATAACGGCGCTTTAGCTTTAAAAAAGATTACTGAAATAGCAGCTTTACAGAAAAACGCCGATTTAGCCAAGCTGGCCGGTATTACCACTATTAGCGATGCAGCTTTACAAGCGTTAAATACTCAGCTACTTACAGAGCTTAGAAATATTAACCTTTCCAAAATGGCCGAGGGCGAAAAAGAGCTACTACGCGAGGAGGGCTTTAAAAAATATAACGCGGCTATCCTTGCCTCCGGTGAATTAGCAGCATCCGAAAGCTATAGCGAGCGAGTAAATATCCAACTCGTAGAGATTGCCAAGCTCGCCTCTTTAAGTAAGACAACCGGAGCAGCTAATACTTTGGCTCTTTTGCGAGAGTCCGTAGAGCTTAACGTTATTGACTCTATAGCTAATGCTCAGAAAAAAGCCGACGATGCTAGGTATAAAGCTTTACTTGAATATATTCGATTGCTTTCAGGTATAAGTGCAAACGTAATAGCCCCTATCGGCGAGCCTTTGTATAAATACAACACACTTAGCCAACAACTTGTAAGCGGTAGTACCTCAAGCTCTGCTATGGGATTTGGAGGCGGTGAATTTGATTACAATTTAATGCCGTCTACGCCTTTATATGGTTATAACACACTTAGCCAACAGGATGTAGGCCGTGAAATTAGAGTAGTAATAGAGGACAATACAAGCGGCCTTATTCAAGTAGTACAAAAGAGTATTCAAGATCTAAACCGTGCCGGAGATCCACTTGTAACAGCCGGAGCTTTACCGTGACCGTCCCAACTATTAACGCGGTTATTAACTTTTCTACTGGGCCGTCTTTCGCGCAAGCTATGATTTTGGGTACTGGCCAATTAGGTACAAACATTTTAGAAAACTCATCGGCTATTATTGTGGATGTTTCCAACGTGGTAGATGGCATTACAACAACTAGAGGCCGAAATATTCAAGCCGACGTATTTCAAACCGGGACTCTTACGCTAAAAATAGTGGACCAAAACGGGGACTTTAACCCTCAAAATGTAAACGGGCCGTATTTTGGTTTGCTTACGCCTTTACGTAAGGTGCAGATTACCGCGACTTATGCCGGTACCGAGTATCCGATGTTTAGCGGCTTTATTACAAGCTACGTAACTACTACGCCTCTTATGGCTACCGATGTTGTATATACGACAATTACAGCTGTAGACGCTTTTAGACTTTTTCAAAATTCTCAGATTTCTACGGTTACTTTAGCCGAGCCCGGTGATCTACCCGGAGAGCGTATAAACGCTATTTTGGACGAGATACTATGGCCTCCGTCTATGAGAGAGATCCAATACGGAGATACCGTTTTTCAAGCGGATCCGGGCAACCCTCGAACGGCACTAGGAGCTATGCAGACCGCGACCATATCCGAATATGGAGCTCTATATATAGATGCTCGTGGCTCGCTTACTCTTAAAGATCGAGCTTTTAGCGTAGAGTCTCAAGCTTTACCGCCTCGAGTATTTAACGACGATGGCACGGATATTAATTATAATAATGCAATTTGGCGCCTCGATGATACGCAAGTCTATAACCAAGCCTCTATAACCAAAATAGGCGGTACTACTCAAACCGCGCAAGATGATGCCTCAATCGAGGAGTATTTTGTACACTCATATAATCAACAGGATCTAGTAATGGACACCGATCAAGCGGCTCTCGATTATGCCCGAGCCTATGTTGCTAGCCGTAAAGATACTCAAACCCGGTGTGATGCTATTGAGCTTAACCTTTATAGCGAGGACTATAACGATGGGATCCTAGCGGCCCTAGAGTTAGATTTTTTTGACCCGGTAACAATTACGACTAATCAGCCAGGTAATTCGACACTCGTACAGACCTTACAAGTATTTGGCGTACAGCATCAAGTAACCCCGAACTCATGGAAAACGACTTTTACAACATTAGAGCCGATTATCGACGGCTTTATACTAAACTCATCACTATACGGAGTGCTCGATACCTCCGTGTTATCGTACTAAGGAGTAAGACTATGGCAGCTGGGCAAGGTTTTAAAACCTTTGTTACGGGTGAGGTATTAACGGCCGGTGACGTAAACGGCTATCTCATGCAGGGTATTAACGTGTTTGCAAGTACAGCGGCTAGAGATGCTGCTATTACTGTACCGGCTGAGGGGCAGTTTGCTTTTACAAAAGATACTAATGGACTTTGGTATTACGACGGTGCAGCTTGGGTAGCCTCCGGTGCTACCGGTGATATCGAGGGCGTAACAGCTGGCGTAGGTATTAGCGGCGGCGGTACATCCGGCACGGTAACGGTAACTAACTCTATGGCTACAGCTATTGATGCTAAGGGAGATCTCGTACCGGGAACAGGCGCCGATACTTTTGCTCGCCTTGCCGTGGGCGCGAACGACACCGTGCTCACAGCGGATAGCTCTACGGCTACCGGATTGAAATGGGCTACTCCCGCAAGTTCAGGTCCAACAAATGACAATACAACGGTTAGCACCTATCAGGGAACCTCAAGCACCTCTTATACCGCGTTAGCAACAGCAGGCCCGGCGGTAACAATAACAACAGGAACAAAAGCTCTAGTTATTCTTTCGTCTTTTATTGATGCACGCGGTTCGGTGTCTTTTGATATTAGTGGATCATCATCTTTTAGTGCGGCGGACACCAAAGCAGTTCAATTAAATGGAGATAGTATAAGCGGTATATTTTCCGGCGTTTATTTAATGACGGGTTTAACTGCTGGCTCTAACACTTTTACTCAAAAATATCGCTCAACAAATGGCGCAGCCACAAACTTTCAAAATCGCAACTTAGCTGTTATAGATATGGGATCATAATGATAAAAGTAAATAAAGCAATTAACCTAGAGCAATTAGATAAAGAATTAAACGGTTTAGGCCTTTTATCATCTTTAGATGAGGCAGGAAATATTATTGAAATTGGTTTGGCTGATTATAATACTGCAACTGAAAATCAACTTGAAATAGCAATTGAAAATCATGTTGCGATTGATACAAAAGCTATAAAAGCAACTGCCCGCCAAGCGATATTAGATCGCCTTGGCCTTACCGCCGAGGAATTGGCCCTACTACTAGGATGAGCCTTACAAGCTATAACGGATACCCGGCCTCTAAAGATCAGGCCGAGATAAATATAAAGTCATATCCGGTAAAGGGAACGGATCTAAAGCTACGGTGCGCTGCAAGTGTGGGGCCATTACTGGCCGGGTTTGCCGCTGAGTTTCACGAGCTCATAGAGCCAATAGATAAAGGCACTTTAGATGATTGGGGCTACGCTTTTCGTATGGTGCGAGGTAGTACTGATCGCCTCTCTTGCCACTCATCCGGTACAGCTATAGATCTTAACGCTACAAAACATCCTCTCGGAAAATACGACACTTTCCCGGCGGAAAAAATACCTATGATCCGGGCCTTAGCTAAGAAATACGGACTCAAGTGGGGCGGAGACTTTAAGAGCCGTCCCGATGATATGCATTTTGAGGTAGAGGTTAAGCCGGCTAAAGCAAAACAGCTAATAGAAAAATTAGGATTAAACGATGCCAAGTAGTGCACAGATTACAGTAGGTACGACGGCTACCCTTTTAGTAGCTGCTAGTATTTTTCATCAGACCGCATATTTACATAATCTTGCCGGCGGCGGTAATCACCCTATTTTTTTAGGTGGGCCTAACGTAACTACCGCTAACGGCTATAAATTAAATAGCGGCGCATCTTTAACTTTAATGGTTGAAAATTACGATGCTCTATACGCTATATGCGCTACCGGTACGGTAGACGTATCCGTATTAATATAGTTCAATTAAAGGGCATTACAGGAGATAACAATGAACAGAAAACAACTAGAGGCAGCTGCTAAATCCTATGCACGTGCATCCTTAGCCGCTGTAGCAGCTCTTTATATGTCCGGAGTAACCGATCCAAAAGTACTAGCTAACGCTTTTATCGCTGGCCTTGTTGGTCCACTACTAAAGGCTGTACAGCCTAGCGAGAAGCAATACGGTATAGGCGCACGATGATCCGGGCCTTGATAGGGGCGGCTGTGGGGACGATGCTCCTATCAGGGTGCGGTTATCAGGGTTGGGTTAGATACCCTTGCCAAGAATACGAAAACTGGGAAAAGGCCGAGTGTCAGCCTCCACAATGCGAGCCTCTTGGATTATGTACAAAAGATTTATTTGATGAGGGAGTGATAGGTAATGGCGAGGCGTAGATTTACACCGGAGGAGCTACACGCAAGGCTCATAGTTACTATTGGCATTATCTTAGCTATTGTTTTTGCCGTATCGGTTACGTCTATGCTCTACGCGCTGCTATTTATTACGCAGCCGATGAAACAAGCGCCAAACGATGCCGCCTTTATAGATTTAGTCTCCACGCTAACCGTATTTCTTACCGGTACGCTAGCCGGGATAGTAAGCGCAAACGGCTTAAAAACTAAACCTAAGGTAGAGCCTACGACTAGCGACACGCCAATAGAGCCTACGCTTTGATTTCGGACAAAGAGCCCTCATACTGATACTACAAACGCTGAGAGGGCTACTCGGTTAGTAGCTTGATCGGCCTTAACAAAGGGCGAATAATGAACAGTTTAGATATCTTAATAGGTCTATTTGTATGTGGCGTAGGTTTTCTTTTAGTAGTGGCCGGTTACTCGATCGGATACCGCCAAGGCCACGGCGAGGGCTTTATACGTGGTCGATCAATAGCACGAGCTCTTAAAGATAAGGAGCTAATCTAATGGGGTTCTTAGATAATTACGAGGATGTAAATGCAAGGATTAAACGCTTTCGCTCCGAATTTCCGACCGGGAGATTAATCGCATATATCGAGGATATCGATATGGTTAAAGGTACGGTGTTAGTTAAGGCTGAGGCATACCGGGAGTACGAGGACATGGTGCCAAGCGCCGTAGATTACGCTTTTGGTAACGTCGCTAGCTTGACCCAAAATATGAAACGCTGGCTAATTGAGGATACTGTCACGTCCGCTTATGGCCGTTGCATAGGTCTACTAACGCCTAGCTTAGAATATAGCTCTCGGCCTACAGCTCAAGATATGCAAAAGGTAGAGACCCTACCGGCTGACTCGGATCCATGGAGCACAAAGGTAGCGCACGAGGGTATTCCGACTATTGCTACAGCTCTAGGAGAAATACAGCTAAACTTAGGAGGAGAGCAAGTAGCAGAGCCTCCACGCTGTGCTCACGGGACGATGATATGGGCCGAGGGAACGGCAAAAGCTACGGGCAAGCCGTGGGCCGCGTATAAGTGCACAGAGAAAAATCGAGCTAATCAATGTAACCCGTATTGGCACGTACTCGGCAGCGATGGTAAATGGAAACCCCAAGTATGACGATCCAAGGGTTAGTAAAAATCCTTATAATGATACAGCTATTTCTTATCGCGTTAATGGTGTATCTATGGGCGAAATAACTTTTATTAAAAACGGGATAAGCACCACTATCCACGATGACGGATCTACAAGCTCTACGCCGGTAGATCGCTGTGATTACTGTGACCAATGGGCCAGCCAATTAGGCGGATTAACTATACGAGATATCGGATTAGAGGCCGTTACGTGGTTGTGTGCAGAGTGTCGGGGGTAGCTAAGGTAATACTCGATAGGTCTCAAGAGATTATGGCTCATCAAGCCGGCCTAGCGAGAGCTATAAACTTTAACGCTGACCCGACCGATGCTAATCAATACGGGCAAAAGTTTGCCAATTACCACGAGTTCATATGGCAAAAGGCCGAGGGGGCCGGAGCTGAAATCGCTGTAGCTGCATATTTTGGCGATTTCGGATTTCAACCTAAAATCGAAAACGTGCACGAGGGAGCCGATGTAGGGCAAAACGTCGAGGTCAAGTGGACCAAGCACCAAAACGGGCATCTCATACTACAGAGCGCCATGTCCGAGCGGCCAAACGATGTAGCTATCTTGGTTACAGGCTTTAGCCCGGTTTACATATTGCTTGGATGGATGCCGGTTCATATGGCTATGACACCTAGGTATAAACATCCTCACCAAGATAACTATTGGGTGCCAAGATCTAGCCTATTTGAGATGCAATATCTAAAGAGGTCTAATTATGGCGACATATAAAACTAAGTGCCGTTTATGCGGCAAAATGACCGATCATATAGAGAGAGTCGTAACCGATAACTTACCTCCATATGTTAAATCGTTACAATGCGTTAAATGCGGTGTCATGGGCGTTGTATTAATGGAGGACGTAAAAGATGAGCAATAGTTATACACATAAGTTATACACAGCTGTTAAAAGGCTGTGCGACACGCTCAAGATTACGCTCATGCTTGACCGGTATTTGACTATACGGCTACGCTCCATGCTCGTAGGCGAGCCGCTGAGGCGGATAGCTCGCAGACGTAGCTTGGTGCTTTTGGCCGGGCTATTGCTATTTACCAATATGCCTAATGCTACGGCGGTAAGTACTACAAGAGACAAAAATAACTACAAGATATACGCACATATGAAAATACAAAGTGCCAAGCAATATAAATGCTTAGAGACTCTATGGGATAAAGAAAGTAGATGGAATCCAAGAGCTGATAACCCTAAGAGCACAGCGTACGGAATACCGCAGCTGTTAAAGCTAAAGGTTAAGGATCCATACTTACAGATAGACCTTGGACTCAAGTACATCAAACACAGACACTTAACAGCGTGTAAAGCTCTCGAGTTTCATAAGCGCAAGGGACACTACTAGATGGTTAGAGGTAGGCAAGACCCTCGAGTAAGCCGTGATTACAAGCGCGTTAGGTTAGTGGTCCTAGCTAGAGATGGATACACGTGTGCGTACTGTGGACAGGATGCCGATACGGTCGATCACATACAAAGTATTAAATCCGGCGGAGATCCGCTAAGCCTTGAAAACTTAATCTCATGCTGCAAGCGTTGTAACTCACGCAAGGGTTCACGCTCACAAGCTCTTTTTTTAGCGTCTATTTCTACCCCCCCTGCCTTTCCGGGCAATATCTCCCCGAAAACCACGGGTACGGTCCTAGCCGGTCCGTGCAAGGGACAAACGAGACAAGATGGATAGGGATGTTAGCCAAACGAAAACTCGGCTATATGGGGCTACTGAGCCTCGCCTACATAGTCCGTACATAAACGGAAAAAATCGCGGCGATGAGATTGCACAGCTAGCCGAGTCCATAGGCCTACCGCTTTTGCCGTGGCAAGATTTTGTAATTCGGGACATTACATCCGTAGACGATGAAAATATATTTATTAAAAAAACATCTTTAGTGTTATGCGCTAGGCAACAGGGTAAAACTCATCTCGCGCGGATGATGATGCTCGCACACCTGTATTTATTCGGATCTAAAAACGTAATAATTATGAGCTCTAATAGGTCGATGGCCCTAGACACTTTTAGACAAGTGGCCTACGCGATAGAGGAGGCACCCGAGCTTAATAAGCAAGTTAAACAAATAAGGTTTGCTAATGGCACCGAGTCTATAGAGCTTAAAAATGGCGCTCGCCTCGATGTAGTCGCAGCTACAAGAGACGGTAGCCGCGGACGTACGGCCGATCTACTCTATATCGATGAGGTCCGCGAAATTAGCGAGGAGGGCTTTAGAGCTGCGACACCTACAACACGTGCCCGGCCTAATGCTCAAACTCTACTTACCTCTAATGCCGGTGATGCGTTTAGTACGGTGCTTAATGATCTACGCGAAAGAGCTCTTAGCTTTCCGCCTAAGACTTTCGGCTTTTATGAATATAGCGCGCCTCAGTTCGCCAAGATAACCGATAGAGCTGCGTGGGCTATGGCTAACCCGGCACTCGGTTACACCGTAACGGAGGAGGCTTTAGAGGAGGCCGTAGCTACTCAGCCAATAGAGACTACAAAGACAGAGCTACTATGCCAATGGATTTCAAGTACACAAAGCCCTTGGCCGCATATGGCCGTAGAGGATGCAAGCGATATAACTCTAGAAATGTCACCGGGACCGCTTACGATATTCGCCTTTGATGTTGCACCGTCGCGCCGCGATGGCTCGCTTGTAATGGGCCAAGTATTACCGGACGGCCGGATCGGTGTAGCTGTTCTCGAGGTCTTTCACTCAGACGTTTCGATCGATGAGCTTTATATGGCCGATCATATTGCCAAGTGGTGTAAAGATTTTTATCCGCGTACGGTCTGCTACGACAAGTACACCACCGCCTCAATAGCCAAGCGCCTCGAAATAAACGGCGTACACATAACCGATATTTCCGGGCAAAAGGGATACCAAGCCTCGGGAGATCTTTACGAAGCTCTAGCTAATAAGCGTTTAGTCCACTCGGGGCAAGATACCCTCGTTACACATTTTTCTAATTGCGCGGCTAAAGAGTCGGATTCGAGCTGGCGCATAGTCCGGCGTAAATCGGCCGGCCCGGTTGATATAGCTATAGGTATTTCGATGGTTGTACACATCCTAAATCAGCCGCTCGGGGAGGCTAAAGTTTATATGTAGACACGATGCTAAATAACTGATTTTATGCTTGACATTTTGGGAAAATCGCTCCCATGGGATTACTACAAACTCTAGGCTTAAAGTCTGCATCTAAGGTCGAGGCACAGTACGCACCTGCCGTAATGGATACTACATACGGTTATGGATCCTTTAATACTAATAGCACATACGGATATAACGGCGTAGGTATTGATCGTAATTTTGCATTACAGGTAGCTAGCGTTAGTCGTTGCCGTAACTTAATTGCCGGAGTTATTTCATCTATTGATTTATGTTTATATAAAAAATCTACCGGTGAAAAACTCGGCTCTCCTGTTTGGTTAGAGCAACCGGATCTACGTCAGCCTCGTAGCGTTACGATAAGTGCTACCGTCGATTCGCTAATTTTTTATTCGGTCGCGTATTGGAGAGTTACATCTTTATACGCCGATGATGGCAGACCGTCCGGCTTTGATTGGGTAGCTAATAACAGAGTTACATATACGACTAATCAATATGGCACAGAGATTAAGGATTATTTTGTAGACGGCAATTTAGTACCGATGAGCGGTATTGGATCGCTGGTTACTTTCCAATCTTTAA